TAGACAGAAATTAGAAGAAGTTTATAAACAATATAAAAGTAAAAAATTAATAGCTCAAGATTTTGATGAAATAGATTTACAAGAGTTTATAAACAGACTTGAAAATTATGAAAAAAACGCACTAGAAAGATCTCAAAAAGCGGACTTTAAAATTATAAACCATATTGCTGATTTTGATGACAATCTAAAAAACTTAGAATCGGTTATTTATACAAACAGTAAAAGTAAATTTTTAGACATAACAAAACCATATGTTTTAAAAAATGAAAATAATATATATTACTTCTTTAAACCCTCTATAAATAAATCCGATAGAGATCTAAGAATAAAAAACATCAAATCTGCTTTTAAAAATTATTTAGAAAAATTAAAATTGAATCCTGCATTTGGGCAAACTGCTTTTTTTGAAGTAGTACAAAATGACGGTAAGAAAATAAATTTCGGAATTAAAATAGATCCATTCAACTATAATGAAAACACAGGATTTGACAGTATCAATAAAAAAATAAACGTAGATACAGATTTTACACCAAAAATTGATTGGATTCAAACATTTAGATATAGATTTTCTAGAGATCCTGTTGACAATAATGAACTTATTAATTTTGAAAACACAGAAAAAGGCGCACTTTCAATAAGTTCCAAAGTTTGGGACGGTATAAATTTGAAAACAGTTCCAGTAGATCTTTTTAATTTTGGTGAACCAGTTGATAAGTCAAATATTTATTCTCCTAATAGTTTTTTGGATATCATTCAAAAAAAGAAAAAAATACTAAATGATCAAAAAATAGTTATAGAGGAAAATTTATCATCTATTTTAGGTGGTTTAATTACTGATAAAAATAATTTAGGGTTTGAACCAACAATAAGAAATGTTTTCTGTGTGATTTTAGCGGGTATCGATGCGTTTTTAAAACTTATGGATGATGTACATGAAAAGGCTTGGGCACAAAGAAAAAATAAAAAAAGGTTAGATTTAATAGTTAATAATAAACAGGGACCTGATTATAATAAATCTGTAGAACTTAGTTCTGGCGTTTTAAATAACGAATCAATTGTCTATCCTTGGCCACTATATTACGAAAGAAAAACAGATAAAAATAATAGAGAATTATACGAAATAAGATATCCGGGCGAAGTAACCTCGGTTCAAAATAACCCAACAGTATGGCCTGAAGTTCAATTTACCGAACAATATATAGAAGCATCTAAACAAACTTTTTCTCCGGCACCTACAAACAAATACAATAACCCAACAAATCAAATAAAGTTTGCAACATTCAACGCTTTGGAATTCCCATTCAAGTATGTACCATATAGTAACTTAGGTCCTTCTAGTTTTGTTTATGAATTATTTGAAAGATGTTTTTTAAATACCAATTACACTAAACTAATTAGAAATAATAAAATACCAGGTTTGGCCGAAGTTATAGGTGAGTTTGAGGCTGAAAACGCGTTAGATGAAGTTTTAACGGACTCCACATTATCAAATATATTTTTAAACCAAGTAACCGATTATGATAAGCTAATTAATGAAATGCAAAGTCAAAGTGTTAGTTTGTTTAAAACATATAAAATAAATAAGTTTGTTACAAATTATATTAATAATGAAATAGGAATAGATAATTCCGTTTACAGTGTTGATACTATTGCCGCAACATCTAAAACATCTACCGGCAGTTTAGAAACGTCAAAGAAAATACAGGATTATTTAAAAACAACGGCCTCTAACAAAACATCATTTTTAGACACTTACCCATTCACCAACCTAAATTGGTTAAAAAACAATTTAAGTAACGGATCATCAATTTCAAGCATAGAAGATGCTAATCAGACTATTAGTAGTTTTGATTTTGACACCCAAAAAAAAATAATTTCTAGACTAACTCAAAGCGGACCAAATAAAATAACAATGTTATCATCTAAAGATGCGTATTTTAATAGTTCACAATTAGTATTAGCAAATCAATCAAGTACTTCTAAATACTCTATTTTAAGTAGAAATGATTTAAAAAGTTATTATTCAGATAGGACAAATTATTTAACAAATAAGTCTAAATATTTGTATTTTACTGAAATGCCTGTAAATTACAAATCTACATATAATGGAAAAGTTTTGGCCACAAAACAGACAACATCTATTTTTAATACGCCATATTTTTATAACGCACTACAAGTAGGGGTTCAAAAATATAAAACAGGTACGGATAAAAATCCTTATGTTGCGCTTGGTTATCTTTATGTTAATTCATTACCTCTTATAACAACTAGAGATAAACTTAAAAAAATAAATTCAGACGGTGTTTCATTGACAGATACCGATTATTTATATGCCACACTTAATAAATTTTCAGCAATACATCAAGTACCGTTTAGTTGGATACTAAAATACGGATCAATATGGCATAGATATAAAAAATGGGTAGACTCTAATTACAGTCAAGATATATTAGATAATGTATGGACTGATTTTGATTACGCAAAAAATTATGATCCAGTCAGTAATAATATATCACACACATATAATTTAAAGGATCAAGACAATAAACCTTTATCTATAAAACTACAAAATTCAACAACACAAACAATAAATAACTTACAAATCCAAAATGACTCAATTAATTTGGGAATCTACCCAAAACTAATTAATGATTTTCATTATTTTTTTACATCTAAAGACTTATTTACATCTTACGGAACAAACGATATTAGTGGAGTATGTCAAACAAAAAAAATAAAAATAGCAAAAAATAATGAATCCTCCTTTGAACTACCTATAAATGGAGATACTACAGAACCAAATAGACAGATAAATCTACAAAATTTTTTCACATATATGGATGTTGAAGGTAATTTAGATTTTAACGTAGGTAGTAAATATTTGTTATTTCCATCTGCTGGAGGAATAAATATAAATCAATCCGTTTTAGAATGTTACTCAGATACTAAAAACAAAAATGAAGAATTGTTGAATAATAAAAAAATGTTCAACGGGTCAGTAAGAGGTGCGTGGTTTTCATCTAATTTTGGTTATTTTGATTCTTCATCGTTAACAATACCAAAACCTAACGAGTATGTAAAAGTGCTTAATGAAACATTAAACAATGGAAATGCTACACCATCATTTGGTAATGATACAAATCAAAAATATATGAATATAGAAGAAATATTTTCTATATTTACTCCTGAATTACTAGACGAATTTGAAAAATACTTTTTAGATTTTTGTAACCCAACATCAACAACTATTGTATTAAAAGAAGAGGACATTAGTACCGGTAATAAAAATACAGAGCAAAAATCATTATTATCACAACTTAAAAATATATTTTTTGTTGATAAAAATAACATATCAACATTCCCCGATCAAGACTCAACGGGTAAAAGTTTATTAGAAAATCAGATTAAAAATTTTGTTTCCGGTATATCTAATTTTTTGGATTTTGAATGTATCTTAAAAATGGGAAATCCAGGGAACTTTAATAGATTAAATTTTTCAGATTTTACAAATGACCCCAATTTTGTTGAAGCTAATTCCAAAATAAATTACGATACGTATTCTAGTGATAAAAATTTACCGACAGACATACTTAGGACAGTATCAATTTCAAATTATCCGGCCGAATGGAGAACTTTGTACAAGTATGTAGGTGACTCAACTATAACCTCTCTAGGTATAGATTCAACACAATCATATGTGTATGACTTCTTTAAAGATTTTGATATAAAATTTACACAAAATAATATAAAAAACTTATCAAAATTATTAAAAATATATGTAACAAAAAAATCTGATAACTCATCATATAATACTGTAAATTTTAAGAGTGATTTAGTTAGTTATTTAAAAGAGGTAAGTGGTGAAACAAAAACTAGTGTTAATTCTGCACTATCTTATTTAAATTCTAAATTAAAAAATAATAGTACAAATAGTAGTTTACCCAAAACTCCAAACACCACTTACGGAAATGTTTTAAAGTTAGAAACCTATACTGTTTTAAAAAATTTTAACGATAAATGGGTTGCTGGGAGTGATTTTAAAAATAAATTACTTTTCGAAGATTTTTTATTTCACGACAGAGCAAACGTAGATATTGGTGATGAGTACACTGTTGATATTACTAAAGTTTTAGGTTTTATAAAAAATAACGACTCAAAATCTATTATGGACGTATTAAGTAATATTTTAACTGATAATAATTTTATTTTTTTCGCCCTCCCATCATACATTAATTTTTATGGAATACAAAGCGCGGTTATTAAAAACCAAACAATACCTGTTGAGATTCCTAATTCTATGTTTGCTACATATCTTAATGTCGATTATTTGAATTCTAAACCTAAATTTTTATGTATATATGTTGGTAAACAATCTGAGTATTTACAAACTACCGACACTACATTTTCTAAATTTGGTGACGATTCATTTGATATGAGAAACCAATCAACTAATCCTTTAAGAGTACCTGCCAGTAGTATTGATTATGATAAATCTAGTCCGGTTGTAGGATTCAATGTTGATTTTGGAATATTAAATCAAAACATCTTCAAAGATGTTACTTTAGACATGTCAGAGAAAAAAAATACCGCAGAAACTTTTGCGGTTAACGAACAAATGGGAAAGGCGGGTGCTGGTGATAGTGTTGCACAACAATCCGTATCTTTATATAGTATATATAAAAGTAGATCCTACACATGTGATGTTAAATCAATGGGTTGTGCAGTTATACAACCAACCATGTATTTTAATTTAAGACACGTACCTTTATTTAGGGGACCTTACTGGATATCTGAGGTTAAACACACTATATCTGAAAGAGGTTTTGATACAAATTTTAAAGGTATTAGAATGCCATTGTTTTCTTTACCAAAACCTGAAAGTTTTTTAATGGGAGTAAATAAAATTTTTGTAGAAAAATGGAAAAAAGACATATTAAAAACAAGAGTACCAACGGAAGTTGAGTCCGTTACTAAATTTGAGTCAAAAATAAGTACTGCCCCTAATCCCGCAACAAATGGGGGGTGTATTGATGCTACACTATATAAAACCATAGAATTTATAACGGAAGAAAGAAAAACAAATTCAGAAAAAGAACTTTACGATGCTATAACGGCAAATACTACTAACAACGTATTTAGGTCTTATTTATATGGTTTAGTTTTTACAGACACAACAAATACAATAACGACTAATGATATAACATCTAGTAATTATAATATCTTTGGGATTGTAAATACTGGAGACACGGGTCAACTTATAAATTTTTTAGAAAAACAAACTTGTAAAGTAATAGATGGAGTGGACAAACCCATACCAACATTTACGGATATTAATAAACCTGTTAAATATTTAGTAGAAAAAGACCAACCAGCGGTAGTGCCTATAGCAACAAATTTATATAACATAAACACCGCTTCATTATGTCAGAATGATACGGATCTTTCAGGTATTACTGCAACGACAGATGTTAAAGTTTTAAGATTAGCATGTTCTTTGGCTCAGATTAAATTTATTTTGAATGATACTGATTTACCTAATAATACTCCTGTATCTGAAATTTATGACAAAGTTAAACAACAAAGAATAAATGGTTTAATATATGGTGAATTATATTTAAGTATTGTAAGTGCTTTTGTTAGATCAATAGATATTTTTGATGCTGAATCCACATTTCCATAAATGAATATATTTATATATAAAATATATTATGAACGTAAAAAATTTATTAGATGATTACTTGAAAAAAGATACAAGAATCACAGAGAAACAAATTGATAATGATCATAAACAAGTTTGTGATTTAGATAGCGGTGAATGTTATACGGTTAGAATGAAAGACGGTTTAATAGAAAGGTTTGACAATACTGTAAAATTAAACAGAACCTTGAAAGTAGAAACACCAACAGGAAATAAAACATTATTGAATGGTTAATAAAAAAATGATATGAAAATAGACGTAAAAATTTTAGAAGAATTAAAAAGGTTTAATCAAATAAATCGATATATCTTAAAAGAGCAAGGCGAAGATGCGACTACACCACCAACACCCGGTGGAGAAGGAAGTGAAGTTCCTCCCGCCATAGGAGCAGATCCAGCGGCAGGTGCAACACCCCCAGCAGACCCGGCAGCAGGTGCAGATCCAGCGGCAGGTGCAGATACAGCGGCAGGAGGGACTGAAGTACCTGAACCTATTGACGTGGCCACAGACCCTGATGTAGAGGAAGTTGGTAAAGATACAAGTGGTGGTGAAGGTGAAGATACTGAAGAGATTGATATTACTGATTTAGTAAGTACACAACAAGAAATGAAAGAAAAACAAGATGAGATAATGGATAACCTTTTTTCTAAATTAGATGATTTACAAAGTAAGTTAGCCAATATGGATCAAATAATGAACAAAATAAATTCTTTAGAAAATAAACTAGATAAATATAGAGATAAGACACCAGAAGAAAAATTAATGTTAAGGTCTTTAGATTCGTACCCATATAATCAAAAACTCACAGATTTTTTTGACGACAAAAAAATTGATATGGAAAAATCAGGTAAGAATGAATATGTATTAACATCTGATGAAGTAGAAAATTTTTCACCAAACGAAATTAAAGGAACTTTTAATGTCTTTGATGAAGAAGAAGAAAAATTACAAGAAAGAAGATTTAGAAATAAAAGACGTATCTAAAATAAGAGGGACCACAAGGTCCCTTTTTTATTTGACATTATATCAAATTCACTTATAATTGTTATAGATAAAAGAGTTAAAAATTAAAAACAAAATCTATGGCAAATTCAATTGATGCAGTACTAGCACAGTACGAAAAGAACTCACAACCAAGTGGTTCACAGAGACAAAACATCTCACAAGAAGACAGAATGAAAAAGTATTTTTCAGCAATTCTTCAAAAAAATGAAAAATCAGCACAAAAAAGAATTAGAGTGTTACCTACAAAAGATGGTTCTTCACCATTTGTTGAGGTTTGGTATCATGAGATTCAAGTTAATGGGCAATGGGTTAAGTTGTATGACCCTGAAAAAAATGACAACGAAAGATCTCCTTTAACAGAAGTTTATAATGAACTTATTTCAACAGGTAAAAAAGAAGATAAAGAATTGGCTTCACAATACCGTTCACGTTTATTTTACATCGTAAAAGTTATTGATAGAGATAATGAACAAGATGGTGTTAAGTTTTGGAGATTCAAACATAACTACAAACAAGAAGGAGTATTAGATAAAATCCTTCCCATTTGGAAAGCAAAAGGCGACGTAACAGATTCAGAAAAAGGTAGAGACCTTATTATTGAACTCATCAAAGCAAAAACACCACAAGGTAAAGAGTATACTGTTGTTCAAACAATTATGTATGATGACCCAGCACCATTACACACAGATAAAGAAATCATGGAAGGATGGTTACAAGATGAGTTATCATGGAATGATGTTTATTCTAAAAAACCTGTTGAGTATTTAGAGGCCGTAGCGGTAGGAGAAACACCTATGTGGAATTCTGAACTTAAAAAATATGTTTATGGTGAAGAGGCTGAAATCTCATTAGGAGGAACACAAAAAGAAGAAACACCTATAGTTGATCCACAGGCAGACGAAGATCCATCAGAAGAATTACCTTTCTAATTTAAAATATTATGAATAAGATAGCACAAAAAATGTATGAAGCCCTGACTTTGAAATATAGGTCAGAAATGGCTGAAGCTGAAGCAACACTTTTAGTTTACTTTAATAACTCTGTTGGTATCGGAGAACACCCACAACACTTAGAAGAAATGGATAAGTTTGTTGAAAAAATGACAAACGCCAAAGACAAGTTAGAAATGTTAGAAACAGTTTATAAGTATAATATTAAAAGAGAAGAAGGATTTGAAGTAACTGAAGAAATGTTAAAAATTTTGAACGAACAAAAAGGAGAAGAAAATGGCAATTAAAAAAAATGATTTTAGCACACTAAAGAAAAAGTTTTCCACATCAGCAAAATATAAACCACAAAGATTTTTTGATTTAGGAGAACCTTTCTTAGATGCCGTTGGTTTACCAGGTCCTGCGATGGGTCACATAAATATGTTTTTAGGACATAGCGATACAGGTAAAACAACCGCCTTAGTTAAAACGGCAGTTGACGCTCAAAAGAAAAAAATACTTCCGGTGTTTATTATTACTGAACAAAAATGGTCTTTTGAACACGCAAAACTTATGGGTTTTGAATGTGAGGAAGTTGTTGATACAGAAACAGGAGAATTAGAGTGGGACGGATTTTATATCTTTAATAATAACTTTGACTACATTGAACAAATTACAGATTACATTAACGATTTGTTAGATGCACAAGAAAAAGGTGATTTAGATTATTCACTTTGTATTATGTGGGATTCTGTTGGTTCTGTTCCTTGTAAGATGACTTATGAAGGTAAAGGAGGTAAACAACATAATGCGAGTGTTTTAGCTGACAAGATTGGTATGGGAATCAACCAAAGAATATCAGGTTCTCGTAAAGCGGATTCAAAATATGAAAATACTTTGATTATTGTAAACCAACCTTGGGTAGAATTACCTGACAATCCATTCGGTCAACCAAAAATTAAAGCAAAAGGTGGAGAAGCTATTTGGTTAAACTCATCTTTAGTTTTCTTGTTTGGAAATCAAAAAGGTGCGGGAACAACAAAAATTACAGCAACAAAAGACAAAAGAACTGTGAAGTTTGCATCAAGGACAAAAGTTTCTGTAATGAAAAACCACATCAATGGACTTGGTTTTGAGGATGGTAAAATTATCGTAACACCACATGGATTTTTACCAGGTAAAGAAGCATCAGAAGAAAAGGCATCCATTGAACAATACAAAAAAGATTATGCTGAGTATTGGAAAGAAATCATCGGTGTTGATGGTGACTTTGATTTGAAGGCAGAAAAAGAAGAAGTAGAATAGTAAGAACCCTGTAAGTTTACAGAAATGACAAAAACCCTATTAGTAGACGGGAATAATTTATTAAAAATTGGTTTTCACGGAGTTAAAGATTACTTTAACGGTACAGAACACGTAGGGGGTATTTGGCATTTCCTTAACACATTACGTAGGTTTATAGACGAAGAAAACTTCAACAAGGTTGTTGTATTTTGGGACGGAGAACTTTCAACATCCCAACGAAGGTTACTCTACCCAAAATACAAACTTAACCGAAAAGGTGTAACAGATGACTTCAAAGAAGAATCATTTGGAAAACAAAAACAAAGAGTAAAACAATACTTGGAGGAAATGTTTGTTAGACAAATTGAATTTGAAAATTCTGAAGCGGACGACCTCATCGCCTATTATTGTAAAATATCTAAGGACGAATCTAAAACCATTTTTAGTGGTGATAGAGACCTCACACAACTTATCTCGGAAGACGTGACTCTTTATTCACCTAACACCAAAAAGTATTATAAGAATGGAGATAAAATCAAACTACATGAAATAGAGATTCCCCACTACAATGTTAAAACATATAAGATAGTATCTGGTGATAAATCAGATAATATAGATGGTATCTATTACTTAGGTGAAAAAACATTAATCAAACTATTTCCTGAGATACTTGATAAAGAGGTTAGTTTTTTGGATATTTTACAAAAAAGTGAAAAATTACTAAAAGAACAAAAAGATAATACCGTATTAAAAAACCTATTAACAGGTAAAACAAAAGAAGGTATTTTTGGTGACGAGTTTTTTGAAATCAATAAAAAGATTGTGGATTTATCGGAACCACTTATTAGTGAAGAAGGAAAAGAATTAGTTGAATTATATTACTCTGAGTCATTGGATCCTGACGGAAGAGGGTATAAGAACTTAATTCGGATGATGATGGATGACGGATTATTTAAATACCTACCAAAAGGGGATGAGCAGTGGGTATATTTTTTAAAACCATTTTTAAAGTTAACAAGAAAAGAAAAAACAAAGTTTAAAACAAAAAAGTAAAATTATGAAAGAGCAGAATGATGTAACAAAGGTTGAGTTTCTAATTACACTTAACAACAATTTTGTGGTTCAAAGATTCTTTAATGTAAAAGGGTACGAAGAAAGGGCTGAAAAATCAGTTGATTTGTATGATTACATTAAGTATCTATCTGAGTCACTTCAAACAAAATTGAGAAACAAGTGTATGGTTTATATGTTAGACAACAGATACCAAATTGAAGAAGACCCAAGCGTTTTAGAAACATCAAACACAGACGGACCCGAAGTATTTAACATTATTTTAAAGGTCGGAAATAAGACAATTTGTCATAGAGTTATTGATGCGAAATTATACCCGCCAAAGGTAAGATATACCCTTGACATACGACCAGACATAAAAAACATTTTAAGAGAATTGACTGACATTTTATCAGACAAAAATTTATCTTACAACTATCTTAATTATTCATTAGCTTAACTATATTTATCTAAAACAAGGAACAAAATCTATACAATATGTCAGACAAAAAAAACTTCGGATACTTAGGAAATACTTTTCAAATTCAATTACTAAACAACATAATCACTTACAAAGATTTCTCTAATTCCATCATTGAAGTTATTGATCCTCACTATTTTGATAATCAATATTTTAAGATTATTTGTCAAATGATCAAAGAATATTATTCAAAATATGAGCATACACCGACATTTGATACCCTTGAACAATTGACTAAGTCAGAAATCAGTTCACCGATGGCTCAAAAGAGTATTTTAGACACATTAGATCAGGTTAAGAACGTTTCAGACGAGGGTTCAATATTTGTTCAAGAAAAGTCTCTTAAATTCTGTAAACAACAAGAACTCCAAAAAGTAATGACCAAGGCTCAATCAATCATCGATAAAGGTGATTTCGAGAGTTATGATAAGTTAGAAGAAATGGTAAGGGGAGCACTTCAAGTTGGCGAAGTAGATAAGGGAACTACTGATGTATTTTTTAACCTTGATGAGGTATTGGATGACGATTATAGACACCCAATTCCAATTGGAGTACCTGGTATAGACAACCTATTAAAAGGTGGTCTTGCTAAAGGTGAAATCGGTGTTATTTTAGCACCTACCGGTGTTGGTAAATCTACGTTCACAACAAAGATTGCTAACCACGCATTTAACTTAGGGTATAATGTTCTTCAAATATTTTTTGAAGACAACCCAAAAATTATCCAAAGAAAACACTTTACACTTTGGACAGGAATACACCCTGACGATCTTTCTGAAAATAGAAAAGAAGTGACAGAAAAAGTAAAAGAACTTCAATCATCTAGAAAAAACAAATTGATATTGAAAAAATTACCCTCTGATACTGTGACTATGAATCAGATTAAAAATCAAATAAGAAAGATGGTTGCTGAAGGGATAAAAATTGATATGGTTATTTTAGACTATATTGATTGTGTGGTTCCTGACAGAGCGTTAGGTGATGAATGGAAGAGTGAAGGATCGGTAATGCGAGGATTTGAAGCAATGTGTCACGAGTTGGATATTGCAGGATGGACAGCAACACAAGGTAACAGAAATTCAATATCATCAGAGGTTGTAACAACAGATCAAATGGGTGGTTCTATTAAAAAGGCACAAGTTGGACACGTTATAATTACGGTCGCAAAATCATTACAACAAAAAGAAATGAACTTGGCAACAATTGCAATCACAAAATCAAGAATCGGTAAAGATGGAATTATATTTGAAAATTGTAAGTTCGATAACGGTATGTTAGAAATAGATACAGAACAAAGTGTGACATTCTTAGGTCACGAAGAACAAAAAGAAGAAAAGAATAGGAACAGAATAAAAGAACTGTTGGAAAGAAAAAAACAAAAAGAACAACAAGAATCTTAAAATAAATTATTAAATTTGAATAAAAATGGATATTTCGCAAAAAATATTAAGTGACATTACTGTCTTTATGAAATACGCCAAGTTTCAACCTGAATTGAACAGAAGAGAGACTTGGGAAGAATTGGTAACACGTAACAAAGAAATGCACCAAAGAAAATACCCCCACATCAAAGACGAGATAGAAGAGGTATATAAAATGGTGTACGACAAGAAAGTTTTACCATCTATGAGATCATTACAATTTGGTGGAAAACCAATTGAAATCTCACCAAACAGAGTCTACAATTGTGCATACATGCCAATCGATCACGTAGATGCATTTTCTGAAACAATGTTTTTACTTTTAGGTGGAACAGGAGTTGGATACTCAGTTCAAAAACACCACGTTGAAAAACTACCAGAAATAAAAAAACCAAACTCTGAAAGAACAAGACGTTATCTAATTGGTGACTCTATTGAAGGGTGGGCTGATGCCATTAAAGTATTAATGGAATCATATTTAGGTTATAAGTCATCAACACCTGTATTTGATTTTTCAGATATTAGACAAAAAGGTGCGATGCTTGTAACATCAGGAGGTAAGGCTCCCGGACCTCAACCATTAAAAGATTGTATCCACCAAATTACAAAAGTTTTGGATAACAAAAAAGATGGTGAAAGATTAACACCTATTGAAACACATGACATCGTTTGCCATATTGCAGATGCAGTACTTGCGGGTGGTATCAGACGAGCAGCACTTATCTCATTATTTTCGGCTGACGATGAAGAAATGATTTCTTGTAAATCAGGGAATTGGTGGGAACAAAATGCACAAAGAGGTAGAGCTAATAACTCAGCAGTACTTCTTCGTCACAAAATCACAAAAGAATTCTTTATGGATTTGTGGAAACGTATTGAATTATCAGGAGCAGGAGAACCTGGAATTTATCTATCTAACGATAAAGATTGGGGCACAAACCCTTGTTGCGAAATTGCACTACGACCATTCCAATTCTGTAACCTATGTGAGGTAAATGCTTCAGATATTGAATCACAAGAAGATTTTGATAAAAGAGTTAAAGCAGCATCATTCATTGGTACTTTACAAGCTGGTTATACTGACTTCCATTATTTGAGAGATATTTGGAAAAGAACAACTGAAAAAGACGCACTTATTGGTGTTGGTATGACAGGTATTGGTTCAGGTGTTGTGTTAGGTTATGATATGAAGAGAGCGGCTAAAATGGTTAAAGAAGAAAACGAAAGAGTTGCAGGGCTTATTAACATTAATAAATCTGCAAGAACAACCACAGTTAAACCATCAGGTACTTCGTCTTTAGTTTTAGGTACGTCATCAGGAATTCATGCATGGCATAATGACTACTACCTAAGAAGAATTCGTGTAGGAAAAAATGAATCAATTTACTCTTACTTAGCAATCAATCACCCTGAATTAATTGAGGACGAGTACTTTAGACCACACGATACTGCGGTTATTACAATACCACAAAGAGCACCTGAAGGATCTATTGTGAGACATGAATCTGTATTTCAAATGTTAGAAAGAGTTAAAAAAGTTTCACAAGAATGGATTAAACCTGGACATAGAAACGGACAAAACACACACAACGTTTCAGCAACTGTTTCAATTAAAGAAGATGAGTGGGAATTAGTTGGAGAATGGATGTGGAATGAGCGTAATTACTACAATGGTTTGTCTGTATTACCTTATTCTAACCATACTTATAAGCAAGCACCTTATGAAGATTGTACTAAAGAAGAGTATGAAAGATTACTTAAATCATTAACAAATGTTGATTTAACAAAAGTTATTGAGTTACAAGATAATACCGACCTTAGAGGTGAAGCAGCATGTGCTGGAGGGGCTTGTGAAATAGTTTAAGTCATGAAAGTAACATGGGGTAACGATACAACGCTAACATACCAAGTTATGTTGGCGTTTTATAATCTTAGAAAGAATAATTAAAATGAATGTAGGAGCATCAAAAGATTGGGTACAACAATTATATGTTAGAGAATTTGGACCAAAATTACAACCAACCGACTTTTATTGGAATGATGGTAAAATGGTTATGACAGAGGAGTACCACAAAAGAAGAGGTAAATGTTGCGGCAGTGGTTGTTTACATTGCCCATATGAACCAAGATACGAAAAAGGTAACACAAACCTACAAGAAAAATCACTGAGTAATCAGTGATTTTTTTTATTTATATAAAATTATAAGACATTATATTTATATAATATGGCAGATGTTTATAGATATGGAATAACTTTTCCTCTAAGAGATAGTATTAATGGTACTTATTTTGAACAAACTTATCAATCAAAAGACGAAATAAGAGCATCCCTACTACATTTGCTTTTAACACAAAAAGGACAAAGATATTATAACGTGGATTTCGGTACTGACATCTACAAATACATTTTTGATCCAATGGACGGAGACACCTTTGAAAATATTAGAGAAGAAGTAGAAACACAAGTTAAAAAATATATACCGAATTTAGAAATAAGCGACATAAAAGTAGAACCATTTACCCCTGAAGAAACAGATAATCAAGATAAAATAAACAGTATTGATTTTTTTAGTCCTCAGGAATTAGTAAACGATAGTATTATAAGAAGACAACTTGCAACAAATCCTACAAATTATGAACCAACCCAAACAGTTCCTGAATATATAATATCACCATTTTCTGGTGAAGTTTTTTATAACTACGTTGGGCAACAATTTGATGAAACAAATGTTAATAGTGAATCTTATACGGATATTTTTAGAACACCAGGACCAAACACTTTAGAATATACTGCTAAACTAACTATAGTATATAGTGACACAAATAGTCCTTTTGGATCAAAAGAATTTCTAATAATAAATATATAAAATATTATGGCTGAAAAAAAATTATCATACACAGAAAGAGATTTTGTTGGATTAAGAAACGAACTTATTAATTTTACTCAAAAGTATTATCCCGATTTAGTACAAAACTTTAATGATGCGTCTATTTTTTCGGTATTAATGGACTTAAACGCGGCAATTGCTGATAATTTACACTTTCATATAGATAGGACCGCACAAGAAACTGTTTTACAGTATGCACAACAAAAATCATCAATTTACAACATTGCAAGAACTTATGGATTAAAAATACCTGGATATCGACCATCTGTTGCTATTGTTGATTTTTCAATAACAGTACCACCATTTGGTGATTCAGAAGATACTAGATATTTAGGAACTATTAGGGCAGGGTCTCAGTTTTTTGGTGGAGGAAACTCATTTGAAAATTTAAATGATATCGACTTTTCAACTCAATATGATCAACAAGGTTTTGTAAATAGAACAAAAATACCTACTTTTGATTCAAATAATAATATATTAAATTATGTTATTACAAAAAGAGAAGTTGTTGTTGCCGGAACAACTAAAGTATTTAAAAAATCAATTAGACCATCTGATGTTATACCATTTTTTAGTTTTTTTCTACCCGAAAGAAATGTATTAGGAGTAACAGGTATAATACAAAAAGATGGAACATCTTTTCAATCTGTACCTACTTATGCTGAGTTTCAATCATCTACAGATAAATGGTATGAAGTTGATGCTTTGGCCGA